TGCTGTCCAGACAAACTGTGTCGTAATCGAGTGTGCCATTTTCTAGCATTTGTGCTATCTCTTCTATCTCTGATGCTTCTTTGACTTCAATCGCTGTCAAATTATCAGCATCTTTAATAGATAATAAACCACTCTCCATACTTACAACCAAGGTTTTACCAGGTGCAGTTTTGAGAGAAGTCGTTTTACCTGCTCCAGACTCACCGTAGATTAACAATTTAGCACCCTGTTGTTCCACAAGTTCGTTTGGAGTTTTTATACGTGATAATATACTATCGTTCATATCTTTCTCCATGAAAATTATATTAAAGTTTAACTTTTATTTCATAACAAATTGAGCTACACTTAGTTTTTCACTCAATTGGGACTTATTGTAGCATGAACAAAACAAAAAACAAACAATGGATTACAAATTATTATTTTAGACAGAAAGAATTATCAACTGAAATACTCAAGACCCTTTACCAAGAGGGCTTTGAACCTGAATATAAGGAGAGAGAGGTGCAGAGATATACATTGAGACAATACATCGAATTTATGGGTACGGAGGCAGCCGCAAAACTTTTTGAATGTACTCCAGGAACTGCAAAAGCATATAGGTATGGCAGAAGACAGCCCTCCATCAAGCAAGCAAAAATCATAATAAAGAATACTGGCGGTAAATTAGATTTTGAATCTATCTATGGGCCAATAGACGAAACCAAGAAAGAAAGCTAGTGCTTAACATAGAGGTAACTGCGCAGGATACTGCGTTGGATCTTGCTCTCGCTTATCTGGAACATGGCTATTCGCCTGTACCTTTATTGAGACATAACAAAGTACCGCCAAAAGAACTGGGCGGTTGGCAACAATTCAAAGAGCAACCTCCAAGTGAAGAACAAATAACGAGATGGTTTAAAGGTCGTGATGATCTCGTTGTTGCTTTAATATGCGGTAAATTCATCGTCGTAGACGCTGACACACCAGAGGCTGTCAATTGGGCAGAAGAAAACTTACCAAACACTCCATGTAAGGTCGTTACTGGTAAGGGTATGCACTATTACTATAATAACCCAGAAAACTATACTACTTATGTAGCTAGAAGAACCAACACGTCTGACCCTGCAAAGTTAATTGATATAAGAGGAACAGGCGGTCTTATAATTGCACCATACAACATACATGCGACTGGTGCGATTTACGAACCTAAATTCATCCCTGGGTGGGATTGGCATAACACTAGCGACTTACCTGATTTTACAAAAGAAAACTGGATACAAGTAACTGGTGCTGAAAAGATAAACGGTAAACCAATTGCTACTCCATTTTCAATGGAAGGGGTAGTCGCAGGTAGTCGCAATGACAATGCAGCCAGATTAGCAGGTAACTTGATTGCTAAAGGTGTCAGTATAGAAATGGTTGAGTTCTTTGTACAACAATGGAACTTGCAAAACAAACCACCATTATCAAAAAATGAAATATCAACGACTGTCAATTCAATACTCAAAACCCACCAAAGAAAAAACCAACAAGCCCCACTCTTCAAGAAAAGCCAATACTCAATAAAAGAACCGAAAGACTTGTATGATCCTCCAGGTATTCTCAAAAAAGTATTTGAGTATTCAAAAAAGATTGCACACATACAGCAACCTGCACTATCAATGCAAACTGCATTAGCTTTTGGCTCAGTCGCACTTGGTCGTATATATAGAACAGATATGAATAACTTTTCATCTTTGTTTTTTATGTGTATTGCAAAATCAGGGCAAGGTAAAGAGAACGTAAAAACTACAATAGAATCAATATTAGACGCATCAGGACACGCTGACATAATGGCAGGTGATGGATACACCAGTTCGGGTGCTGTTTACAGTCTACTTAGACATAAACCAACACATATAACCGTGATGGATGAATTTGGTAAAAGATTAGAAAGTATTGCAAAAGCATCCAACTCAAACAAAGAAGACGCTCTACAAGTGCTTATGGAGTCGTGGGGTCGCTGTCACGGCACTTTAAGACCTGACAACTACTCTTTGATGACTTTGACCGCAAAACAGCAACAGGAGGCTATGGATCGCTCTACAATCAAACCTGCAATTACTTTGATAGGTATGTCAGTACCACGTAACTTTTATGGTGCTTTATCTACTGGTCGTATTGTAGATGGTTTCTTGAATAGATTTATTGTTGTGGAATCAAAGTTACCTAGATCGGTTGGTAGGCTCGTATCTTACAGCGAACCTGATTACGACGTATGCGAGTGGATAAGACGAATCAGGCAACCAATGAATGAAATGGAGCAGATGGCGATAAACAATTCAGAATTAGATATGAAACAAAGAGTCGTGAAGTTCGACCAAAGTTCGTTAGACTTATTGAATGTACTCGCTCACGATTTAATCAAACAACAAGACAAATTAGAGAAAGACGGATTAGAAGTTCTTTTATCCAGGACAAAAGAAAAAGCCATGCGTTTAGCTTTAATCTGTCAACTTGCAGAAAATCCAAACGCTAAGACCATATCAAGTGAAATGACAGAGTGGGCGATTAATTATGTAAATTATTATGATCAGATAATGATTGATACATGTGAAGATAAAGTGGCTGGTTCAGAGATGGAAAGCAGAATAAAACAAGTCTTGAGTTTCATCAGAACGCAAGGCGAAATAGGTATCAGTAGAAGGGATATTGATAGAAGAGAAATATTTAGATCAATGAAGTCGTTTGAGGTCAAAGAGATTATAAATAGATTAATGAACGCAGGAGAGATACAAGAAAAGAGTGTGCGTACAAAATCTACAGGTAGGCCAATGAAACGTATAGTCGCAATCGACCCTGACTTCTTTGAAGACTAGGAGGGACAATGAACGCAAAACCAAAGATGGAAACAATCAACGACCAAAAAAGAGAAGAGAGAGTCGCTGGATTTATAGAGGGTTTATGGGGAGTCAGTTGCAATAAACTACCAGTATCATACGGATTGGATTACTGGTGCGAAAGTAAACAGTCATCATTCTGGCTAGAAGTTAAGTGTCGCAGCTTTGGTATCAATAGATACGATACGCTGTTATTAAGTGCATCCAAACTCAGGATGGGCGGTGCGTTATCTTTAACGACCAATCATCCATTTGTAATTGTATTTGCTATGACTGATAGTGTGTATTCACACACTTGGGATAGAAACAAAGTATATGATGTCAGATTCGGTACGATAGCTGAACCTATACTTCCAGAAGACTCAGAGCCATACATACACTTCTCCAGGGACGAACTGGATTGTTTATCTGATAAACCTTTAGGATTCGATAGAGAAGAACTTGGGATTAACTATAACTAAACTCGCCTGAGTAACTCAGCGATTTCTTGATCTCTTGGGTTCGGTAATAATGTTGGGCCAATAGGAGTGCCTTGTCTAGTATCTGTAGGCGCACTTGCAATAGGCTGAACATCAGGAACATTCAAATTAGATTGTGAAGGTCTTCCAGGCATTTGATTAATAAAACTAGAAATGTCTGCATCACTTGGTCTTTGTTTTCTTACTTGATCTAAGATTCCTGTTTTATCAACTTCACGTGTAACTTCCTCTCTAGCAATATCTGATCCTTCCATCATTTCAGATACACCTGCAATCCTTAATGCTTTTGAAAATGCGCTAAACACTTGAGCGATAGATCCTTTATCTGTTTTTGATAAAAGACTTACGATCTTCGGTTGTGCAAATAGTGTTTTATATACTGTTAAAGCAACTACAGTCGGGAGTAAGTTAAGGTTAAAAAATCCAGCCGCTAAAGTACCAGCAACAATAGAACCAGCACCTGTCTTCTGCGCTCCTGCAACAGTTGTACTCATCGCTTTACCGAAACCTTTTAGAGACATCGCAAGTTCTTTACCAAACATCGCTTCTAATGTTTCAGGGCCATAAGATTGTAATGCTCTTTCAAAAATTTGTGGTTTAAATATTTCTGTTAAATCATTTGCACCTGGAGTCATACCCTTTCTTATTAAATCTTCTAACGCTGCTTCTTGTACGTTGAAGAACGCCTCTTCATCAATAATACCTTTCAACTGATTTATTTCTCTTGCGCTGTTAGGTCTGAATATAGTTTTTACTATAGTTTCTGGAGTAGCATTTTCAACATTCCTCATAAAACTAGATTTTTCCAAACTGAGAAAATCGTCACTTGCTTTAGCTTGCGCTTCCAATCCTTCGATGAATTGACTGAAACTAGGTGATAAGCCATCAGCACCTGATTTTATTTTATTGACTGCTTGGAGGATTTCATCTGGCTTCATCTTTGGACTGTATTTTACAAACTGATCTAAAGTTCTTACTGTTTTTTCGTAATTTTCACCAAGCAAAGGTCTTAATGTTTCATTGTATTTCATAATATTGTTACGGTATTTGACTGGTGAAAGTATACCTGTAACAGGATCAGTAGCAGTATCAACTGCATCTTTGAATAATCTTCTAGTCAGTTCTGCACGTAGCCTGTTTGCAGTTTGTTCGCCAGTAATATCAGCAACGAATTTACCACTTTCATCAACTGCTCCTGGAGAACTTCTTTTCAACGCATCCAGTATATTATTTAGATCAGTAGCTCTACCACCTTTTACAATTTCTCTATACACATCTTCAGGGTCAATGCCTTGTCCTTGTGCTTGAGTTTTCAGTTTCTGTACTTTGGCGTTGTTAAATGGTTCTATTGTAGCTCGATATGCTTTTTGTTCATCTCTAAGATTTTTTATAACCTGTTGTATTACAGTTTTGTCTTTAGCAGATAATTGTTGTGAGTATTCACCCATTAATATTTGTAAATTTTCGTCACCTTTAGTAAGTATGTCAGATACATCGTCAAGGACTTCATCGTAAAATTGACCAGCAGAACCTCTACCTTTTAACCCTTGAACCGCTTTTACATTTTTTAACGCTTCTTCAATTTTTCTAAGTTGACTTAATGATGCGCCAAGTCTATAAGCACCACTTGGAGATGTAATTTCATTAGCCAATCCTTGAATTATGTTGAGTCCTACATCATCTTCGTTGTATTTGAGTAAAGTCTATCGTTAATTCTTGTTGCTACTCTTGTTAAATCAGCAGAAATTTTTGCGTTAAATTTTTCTAAAATTGGCGCACTTTCAATAGCAGCAATTTGATCGTCAATAGTTTTGTATACAGTTTGATGATGTTCAATAACATCATCGTATGCTTGTTTGAGAGTGTTTTGGACGCTTGCACCTAGCTTTGCGCTGTCCATCGCTTCCATTATAGGGCCAAATCCACCTGTCTCTGAAGAAAGGTCTTGCATCATCTTATTTAAATATTGAGCTATATCATTTTGAGCATCTTTAAATTCTTGTTTTGCTGCTCTTACTTGCGCTGGTGCTAGATTCAAATCACCAATCTCTGAAGCTCTTTTAAAGGCAGCTTCCTTATCTGTTAATTTTTGTTGTAATCTAGCCAACATATCCATGTTGTAGTTTATTAAACCTTTTTCTCTACCTGCTTTACCTGCAATCGTTTCACCTATACCTTGCATCCTTCCAGGTATGGCTCTTTGTAAGAAAGCCTGACTAACAGCACCTTTTGAATCTAATTTTGCTATTTCACCTCTTGCTACTGCTTTTTTTATTTGACTTTCTGTAGCTGGTTTTCCAAGTTTTGCATCAAATCTAAGAACATCATCCATCGCATATCCATTTGCAACTATCCATCCATCACGCATCGCAGCTTGCGGTGCTTTAGCTCCAAAAAATGCACCATACGCTACCCCAGCAGCTTCACCTATAGCTTGCGCTCCTGCGCCAAAATAAAATTCATTTCTTAATAATTTGTTTTGTTCTTCTTCGGTTTGTGTTTGTAAACCTTCTTTGGTTTCAAACTCTTCTTCGACAGCTTTACCACCTGCCGTTCCAAGACCAGAAGCAACAGTCCTTGCAAGTCTTTCATTTCTTACTAACATTTGAAGTAGTTTCACACCTCTAACGTGTGGTGATAACGCAGCTATCGCTCCAAATATAGGGCCAGCAAGACCAGAGATGTCAGCGAAATCGCCTACAGAAAAACCTCTTTCATCTATGACTACATTCTTTTCGGTAAGGTCTTCTTCTTCATACATACCTTGCTCAAACAAACTTCTTTGTCCTTCTGGCGTAAGAGCAAGATTACCTTTGGTATCGTATACAAATCCTTGAGAGCCAACATATTTTTTTAATGTGTTTTCTTTTTCTATCTCTCTGCCAGATTGATCTCTACCCTCTGCAATACCAAGTAATGCACGTATTTTGTTATTCTTCAGACCTTTATCGTAATCAAAGAAAGAATCATCAAAAACTTTTGATGCTTGCTTTTTTTTGTCTTCTGTTTTTTCTTTGTCCAGATAGTCTTTGACTAACTGTATGGCAACGTCTTCTTGCCCAGGTTCGCCCTCGACTTCTATAATTCTCCCATCAGGTGTTTGTACTTCATAGATCATTTGATATAAAGTCTTATTCTTTCGCCAGACAATTGTGAATCTGGAATCCCACGCTGTCCTAATTCACCAAAAAATATTTTTAATACTTCATCATCAAATTCTACTTGATCTTTATATGGTGCTAAAAATTTTACTCTTGCTTTGATATTTCTTTGGGCTTCGTTTTTCTTTTCTAATATATTGGACGCATTATTATTTAATCTCATTTTTAATTCAGCGACACTTTGCAAACTTTTCATATTTAAATCACCAGCAATACGTTGAGCAATTTCTCTATCTATATTTGATATAGTTCTTCCTGATTCGCCTAATATTTCTTTAATATTTGCATTAGTAAGAATATCAAGTGCTATTTGCGCTCTTGCTGTATCGCTTAACTGCCTTACATCAGTTCCTTTTTTAAGTTTAGCAGCTATCATTAATTTATCTACAGTAGATCCAACTTTTGAAGCAAATGAAGTTAAATCATCATTACTTTGTGCAAATCTCATAACTTCATTTACAAGTTCTTCTGCAACTACTGCGTTATTATAAGTTCTAACATTTTCATTTAAATTTTCTTGTTGTGTTAAGATTTTTTGCCTATCAGTAACATCTGCCATGCCACCTTTTTTAGCCAATTCTGTTAATATTTCTGATTGAGCTTCCGTTGCAGCTAGTTCTTCAGCGTATTTCTCTTCGGCAGCCCCTGCTGCTCCGATTGCAAGACCTTTACCTATTTCACCAGTAGTAACTAAACCTTTACCTACGTTACGAGCAAATCTTATAAAATCAGGACTACGCGCAAACTCTGCAAAGTTTCTTCTTGGAGCTTCTTCACTTGTAATCTCTTCTTCTTTCTTAATATCTTTTTCTGCATCAGTTTGAGGTGCGTCTTCTTCTTCAATTGTCTCTGTTTTAACGACCTTAGTTTGTTCGTTGATCTTATCTAAATCTTTATCAATCTCATCTGACCCTGGAGCTTCTTTTCTTGGTGCATCTGATAACATATTTTGAGCAACTTCGGCTTGAGTTTGACCAGATAATCCAGTAATTAAATCATCTAATTCTTCACGCGATCTACCGCCTCTCAAAGCAAAACCTCTTGGATCACCACCTTTATAATCTGCTCTGATACCTAGATTATCAATACTGGCTTCTCCACCAAAAATAGGTATGAAATTTTCTAATGCCTCTCTGCCCATTTCTTTAAGACCCAATATACCTGTTCTGGCTAGACTACCAAAATCTGTGTATATACCTTGTTCTGGAAATCCAACTGCTTTGAATGAAGTCGGCATATCTCTATCTGCAAAACTTCTCAAAGCAGCCCTTACATTTGCACCTAATTCTATACTTCCATCACGCTCTGCATTAAGTATTGGATATATGTCCATGCCACCACCAGCAGCACCACTTTGTATTTTTTTGATGCCATCTTCAAAATTAACAATGCTGCCATCGCTTAATCTTATTTGGTTTGGTAGTAAAGACCCAAGATTTTCAAAATCAATGTTTCTACCTATAGATCCACCGCCTCCTGCGATAGACTCATAAGATGGGTCTCCAGGTTCGGCTGTAGGTGTAATTTGTATATCAGAATCGTCTTTTTTACTAACAGAAGACATTAAATTTCTATA